TGCAGGCCCTCAGCAGCCACAAGGCCTCGCTGGCTTACAGTATGTCCCTGAGCGCAGCGGGGTATCTGAACGGCGCAAAATAATAAACGCGTGTGCAATCCCTACAAGTACAATGCCTCCGCCTACGCGGGCGCAGACTGGCTGTGGGACGATTTTTATTTTGATGAGGGCGTCATCTATGACGAGCCTACGGAGGTAAAGAACCTATGGACAAGACTTTCGAAGAAAACATCAACGACGTCCGCACGGCAAGGCGGGGCGTCGAGGTGCGGGAGGCTATGGCTGAAAGCCTTGAGTATGTGGAGGGCTTTGCCTCCACCTCCACCCAAAAGGCAGAGGAGGCCGCAGCCAGCGCCGAAACTGCCGCCGAGGCCAAGGAAGCCGCCGCTGCCTCGGCCCAGACCGCAGAACGGCAGGCGGGCATTGCCACGCAGCAGGCCGAGGCCGCCGAAAGCTCCAAGACCGCTGCTGCCGAGTCTGCCAAGCGGGCGGAGCGGTTTGCCGTGGAGACCGAGGGACGTGTCACCACCGACAAAACCCTGACCGTCTCGGGCGCAGCGGCGGACGCAGCGGCGGTGGGCGACCGTATCAACGCCATTAAAATCGAAACCGACCCCACCCTCACCATCTCCGGCGCGGCGGCGGACGCTTCGGCCACCGGCGTGCGCATCAAACTGTTGGAGATGGTGCAGGGCATGGACGTGAACGGCATCACCTTCGTTTCGGCCTTCGACACGCTTGACGGCGTAGAGCTGACGGGTGTGTGGAACAAGGCGGCGAGCCGGGTGGAGTTTTGAGGGAAGGAGGATTAGAATATGCAGATCAAAGACTTAGCCATCGGGGACGGATACGTCTGCCTGATGGAAGGTAGCGCCAAAGTCAAGTTTTATGCGCTGTGCTCCAACTATGAGTCGGGCCTGAACGGCAAGGGGCGGACGCTGTTTTGCCGGGAGAGTCCGGCGACGAGCGGCCCGTGGTCGAGCGTCGGCAGCGCTGGCAGAAGAAACGATATTGCATGGGGAATAACGGATCATGGCGCGTCTGGTGAGACCCACACCTGTAGCATCTATAATTGGCTCACCACTACTTATTTTCATAAGTTTGCCGCTGACGTCAAGGGCTGGATGGGGGAAACAAAATATTTAGCCAACAGGACGACGTTCAGCACCTCAATCTTCACACTTTCAGAAAGCGAAAGTGTGTACGACTTATCTTCAAGACCTGAAGGAACTTTGCTCTCCGAGGTAGCCCGGAAAAGACTGGAAAATATTTTTACTGATTTCGGGGAAAACATCTGGACAAGAACCCAGAGCAATAGGGTGTCTTATCACCACGACTCTTCTGATAAGGATTATTATTATGATGGAGTTGCACTCAGCGGCGTAGACAGCAGTCATTGGGGCCGTTTTAGTACCACATATGGGCATACGCAGAACTGGGGCTACCTGCCCTGTTTCACCCTGCCGGAGACGCTGTATATCGACAAAGATGGCTTCGCCACGGAAAACCAGCCGCCGGAAGTGACTTCTGATGTGGGCGAGAGCGGCGCGGCGCTGGGAGAGAAGAACGCACCCTTTACGGTGGGATATACCGTGACGGACAAAGACGGCGACCTCATGACCATCACCGAAAAGGTGAACGGCGTGGCGCTGGCTGTCCACGAGAACGTGGCCTCTGGCACCGAACTCACGGTACAGTGCCTGAGCGAGAAGGCTCTGTTCCAGCAGATTCTCAACGGAGAAAACACCCTGACTCTGGAAGCGAACGACGGAAAGACCACAGCAGAGTGGACGACAGCCTTTACCAAAAACGTCACCCGTGCCGTCCTCTCGCTGGCCCAGCCCCTGACGGCGGACGACACCATCACCGTGGCTGCGCTGACGCTGGAGGGCAGTTTCCCGGTAGACATGAGCCTGACCGTGGAGCTGACCAATAATGCACTGGACGACGCCCCCGTGTGGGAGAACTGCACCGACATCCAAAGCGGCAAGGCAAAGACTTTCGTCCACCACAACTTTACCAACAAGAACGCCGCCAAGGGAGCGGCCTTTAACTACAAGGTGACGATTACCCGGGGCGGCAGCGGCGTCGGTGGCAATATCACCATGATCGGAGGTGTCATCGGATGAGTCTGTACAAGATGGATAAGAGCCTGAAGGAGCTCCACAAGAAGCTGGCAGAGGAGCAGAAGCTCAGGGAGCTGCCCGGCCTCGTGGCGGAGATCGAGGACGCCCTGTGTGAGCAGGACATGGCATCAGAGGAGCGGCTGGCGACTATCGAGGACTCGCTGTGCGAGCTGGATGCCGCCGTCAACAACAAGTAAGGAGGACTTCAAAATGGACAAGATCTGGGCGAACCGGCTCATTGCTGGCACCAAGACGTGGGCAGAGATGCCCGCACGCCGCCATGCCGGAGTCAAAGCGGAGCTGGCAAAGCGGGTGGCCGAGGGGGAGATCACCGCAGAGCGGTACAAAGAGATCACGGGGGAAGACTACGATGGGTAAGCTGCTTGAACTGCTGGAAAAGGAGTAAAGCCTATGATCGAACTTAACGTATCTCTTGCCTCCAACGGTGCTACAAAGCTGGCAGGCTATGAGCAGATGCTTCGCTTCGGCTACACCAAGAACCGGGGCGTGTACCGCCTTGCTGTCACCGCTTCCGGTGAGTGGGAAGGGCTGGCTATCCGCTGCTTCTGGCACGCCCCGGACGGCAAAGACCCGCCCTCCTCGCTGGTGGTGGATGGCTATGTGGATGTGCCTGCCAGCGTCACCGCACAGCCGGGCAACGGCTGCATCACCTTTGAGGGCAGCGACGGCACCAAGACCGTAACCAGCGCTGACCTGCGCTACAGGGTGGCCGCAAACTCCGGCACGGAGGACGGCACAGAGCCGGAACCGGGAACACCCGCATGGCAGGCTTTTGTGGATGCCGTGAAGGAATCGGCAGCATCGGCGGAGCAGTCCAAAACGGAAGCGCTGGACGCGGCAGAGCGGGCCGGGGCATCTGCCCAAAAGGCCGAGCAGGCCCTTTCTGACACCATCACCGCCAAAGAGGACGCACTGAAAGCCATCGGTGACAAGCAGACTACCGCTACGCAGGCTGTGGATACGGCCCGGGACAAGGCTCTCCGGCAGGTGAAAGCCTCTACAGAAGCCGCCCAGACCGCCGCCAGTGAAGCCGCCACCAGTGCAGGCAGTGCCAGCCAGAGCGCTCAGGAAGCCGCTGATAGTCTGCAAGAGCTGAAGGACGGCATTGCAAACGGAAACTTCAAAGGCGAGAAGGGTGACAAGGGCGACACTGGCCCCATCGGCCCGGTCGGCCCGCAGGGTGAGACAGGCCCACAAGGCCCCACTGGTGCTACCGGAGCCACTGGCCCGCAGGGCGAAAAAGGTGATACCGGCCCGCAAGGCCCTAAAGGCGAGACCGGCCCTGCCGTAGCGCTGGACACCACTCTCACCCACGAGGGAGAAGCCGCTGACGCAAAAGCCACAGGTGACGCGATCAGCGCAGTAAAGGCGCGGCAGAACATTCTTGTGGGCACTGAGACAGGCAATCCTATCGCCGTTGACGATGCGTTCTCTGCGCCCCTGTGCGGCCTGACCGTATACGGCAAATCAACGCAGGTGCGCACGACTGGGGCGCAGTTAATATCATTAAACGATTCTTATGGAGTAGTAACAGTAAAAGGAGTAACAAAAACCCCAATTGGAATTTCGGCATGGAAACTAGAAGGAATCCCCAAAGAGGATGCAATAATTTATCCTTATTCTTCGTTGGATTTTCTTGGCCTATCTAAAGGAGATTATGTATTTTCTGTATTTGGTACTTCAAAAGCAAAAGCAAGATATACAATTATTGGGAAAGGATCATCGGGATATATTCAAACTGGACGCAGCCAGAAAATATCAATACAAGAGGACGTAAAACTAACTTTCAATTATAAGATTGAAAATGGAGTAGAATCGAATGGAATTTTAATGATTATGCTGAACTCCGGCTCCACTTCTCTCCCTTGGGAGCCCTACACCAGAGGCGAGCCATCTCCATCACCGGATTACCCACAGGAGATTAAGAGCGCTGGTGACGGCGGGACGATTGTATTGACCTTGGGTGATGGGGACGGTAAAACGCAAACTCTCACGCTCCCCACTCCCAACGGCTTACCCGGTATCCCTGTCACCTCTGGCGGCAACTACACCGACCAAAACGGCCAGCAGTGGGTGTGCGACGAGGTGGATTTTAAAAAGGGAGTGTATGTGCAGAGAGTTGGAAAATATATTCCATCCGGAGGGGAAAACTTAAACGGCCCATCCACGCGAAATGGGGTCGATCAATACACCATTGCCGTTAAAAGTAAAATTGATAACAATTTTACGAATTTTGGTATTTCAAATAAATTCCAGTGCAAAAACAGGTTTGAAGCAAACACGTTTACAGTAACAAATATGTTTATTTATGTTCGATTTGCTGAAAACACGCAAACTCTTGAAACTATAAGGGAAATTCTTAATGGATGCGAATTCTGGTATGTTCTCGCCACTCCCATCGAAACACCGCTCACCCCTGCCGAAATTGCCGCCTACAAAGCCATCACCGCTTACGCGCCCGACACCGTGGTTCAAGCGAGCGACGGTGCGGGAATCCGGCTGGTGTATCAGAGGGACGTGAACATCGCCATCAAACGCATTGAGGACGCAATCGCGTCCATGACCTAAGGAGGTACACATGGCTATCAAAAGCAAAGCCCGCCACGACCTGACCCTGCGCTCCATCAAGCGGGAAATTGCCGCAGGACGCGACGTGGCATACTGGCTGGACAAGGCGTACACCCATCTGGACAGCGGCCTGCTGACGGAGGACGACATCGCAGAGGTGGAAGCCCTTGCACAGGCGTACTACGACGCTCTGGATGCGGAGGATGCGGCAGACGCTGAGGAAATTCCCCAGTAAGGAGGCTAACTGAGGCTTTGTCTAATCTTAAAAACAAAAAGGAGTCGCAAAATGCTACACACCATTCTCAAATTCCTCGTTTCCCTCTTCTCCACCCTCTCCCGGGCGGAAGATGCTCCTACCTCTGACCCGGTGTCCACCGTGGACACCCAGAGCGCTGCTCCTCCCGGCTGGGAGGGCACACCCCCCTACCGCTATCTCGACGTGAGCCGGTGGCAGGGAAAAATTACCCTCGACGGCTGGCGCAAGGTCAAAGCGGCGGGCTACAAAGGTGTCATGCTCAAGACCGTGAGCACCAACCACAAGCTCTCCAAGCGGGCAGACGGCCTGTATATCGACCCGACCTTTGAGACCAACTACCGCAACGCCCGGGCTGCTGGGCTGGACGTGGGCGTCTACTACTACACCTACGCCATCAGCGAGGCGATGGCCGACGCAGAGCTTGCCCTGCTGCGGCAGGCGGTGTACGGCAAGGAGTTTTCTCTCCCCGTCTGCGTGGACGTGGAGGAAAACAAACTCAAGCAGCTGTCCACGCTTGACCTGTCCAACCTTACCGCTTACGCGCTGGAACAGGTGGAGAAGATGGGCTTTTACGCCCAGCTCTACACCTACACCGGTTACAAGTATGAGCTGGACATGGCGAGGCTGTCCTCTCGATGGGACGTGTGGCTGGCCGATTACACCGGAAAGGCCCCCAAAGTGAGCTTTAAGTACAACGCTCACCAGCACACCAGCAAGGGCGCTGTGCCGGGCATCAACGGCAACGTAGACCTCAACGTCACTACCCTCAACTACCCCCGTATCATCAGAAAGAAGGGTCTGACCCGTCTTCGGGAGGGTGCATGACCGAAAAAGAAGCTTTGCTGTGGGTGCTTGGCATCTTGGGCAGCCTGTGCGCCGCCGTCATCACGATCGACAAGGTGCTGGACATCATCCATAAGTACGCCAAAAAGGCGCAGGCCCCCGACGCCGAGCAAAACAAGCGGCTTGACGCTATCGAGCAACGGCTGGGCGCAGTCGAAAGCATCTCGTCTCAGCACGCAGCAGCTCTAAAGCGCGACCTCACCCGCTTCGACGCGATCTACGAGGAGATTCGCTTGGCCCTTGATGGTGTGCGGAATCTGCTGGACGCCCAGCTCTCCGGGGACAATCACGAAGGAATGCAGAAAAGCAAGACTAGCATCGACAATTATCTTTTGAAAGGAGTTACCAATCATGGAAGCAATCAATGAAATTTTGAGCATCATCCCCGTTCCTGTGGCCGTCATCCTGATGCTGGGCGGACTCGTCTTCTACGCCATCGGCGGTATCCGTCTGGGCTATGGCGCGGCAGTCAAAAATCTGGTGCTCAACCTTATCACTCAGGCAGAGCGTGAGATTCAGGGCACCAAGCGAGGCGCAGAGCGCAAGGCATGGTGCGTCAAGATGCTGCGTCTCTATCTGGACAATAGCAAGCTGGGCAGGCTGGTCAGTTGGGCTATCACCGAGGAAACCATGAGCAAGGTCATCCAGTTTTTCTTTGACCAGATGCGGAAGGCACTGCAAAAGCAGTAAGGAGGTTATCATGGCAAGCACTACATACGAGCAACCGTCGCGCTATTACTACGACCAGCGCGCATACCCGATTTTGTGGCCCGCAGTGCGTGACCATTTTTCCAACGGCGGCAAAATGGGACATTACCGTGCCGTGACCGTTCGTGTGCGCAACGCCGGACAGCTTCCGCAGCCTTTCTGGCTCGGTGCTGCCTGTGGCGGCGGCTCGTGTAGTGCTGCCCGCTGCGCTGCAAGGGCTTGACCGACAGAGGATGATCGCCGCCATCAAAAGCGCACCGCTTGGGAGGGTAGACCGAAAGATAGCTCTTTTGCGGTACGTTGAGCGGCTCCCTCTGCCGGACATTGCAGCACAGACACATTACAGTCGGACGGCGGTAGGCTATCGGCTGAAAAGCATTACAAAAATTTTTGAGTAAAGCAACCCCCCGGTGTTCCGTTTGGAGCATCGGGGGTTCTTTTTGTTTATGCGGACTGCTCAGCAGGGGCGGGGAGCACCTTGCGTTCCTTTGCTTTCTACTCTGCCTGTTCCTTTACGGTCAAATGGCCATGGTCGTGCATCTGCTTGTAGATAAATGCCTGTCCGGTGCGGTTCCAGCGGGTGTTCTCCTTGGTCTCGCCGTTGCCTACCTCAACAGGAATACTCACTGTATAACCCTTGTCGATGTACTTTTGCTTTGGTATCCACTGTTTGTTGACCTTCTTCTGGATGCCCCATTCTTCCAGCAGTTTGTTGAGCTTGTTTGCGGTCATGCCAAAGTTGAGCGCGATCTGCGTCACGGTGAGCGTTTCATCACTCAAAAGCATATTATGGGCGTACTCGGCGGCGGGCTTGAGCTTGGCATTTTCCTTTTCGAGCTGCTTAGAGCGCTCCTGTTCCCTCGCAATGATGCCTTGCGCTATAACCAGCGCTTTGGAAAGTGCCAGTTCCGGCGGTTCAGGTTCAGGCATGGTCAGCTTCTTCTCCATCTCGTTAAAGGCTTGGATGTACTTCAGCTTCCACTCATCGGCCTTTTTGCCAGTGAACCCCATCACAAGGAAAGAAAATCCGTCACGGTTCATCAGGTACATGGGAAGCTTCTTGTTCTGGCTGGTGGTGTACTCGGTCAAATGAAACATTTCGAGGAGAGCGGAATTTTCCGCCGTCCTCGCACGGATGGATTCCAACAGGTCTTTGTGATTTTTCCCAAAGCGCTCTGCAATTTCCAGCGTAGACACAACGGCCTGCCCGTTCTGTGTGGAAAGAACAATGTTACTCATGCCGCACTCTCCTTATTGATCTCCGCTTCAATTACCGCATCTACTTCCTTTTCCAGCCCGGTAAGGGATGCGAACAGGGCCGTCAGCATGGAGCTGTACATCGGGGCTTCGTTCCAAATCTGGCTCACAAGCTCGCTGGTGCGCTCCCGCTTGATCATATCGGTCTTGTGCGTTTCCTCAAACCAGTTGGCAAAGATGTTCAGTAGGTCGTGCATTACTCGGAGTTCGCCAGAAACAGCATCCAGTTCAAGCTCCACTTTCGTGATTTTTGGTGTTTCCATTATAGAATACCTCAAAAATGTTTGTAAAACATTTGAGGCTGTGGTATACTAAATTTGCCGAACCTCAAAAGTTTGGGATTGAATCTCTGTGCTGTACGACCGCCAAGAAGTAGCAGCGCAGGGATTTTTTATTTAATGGACTGTTCAACAAGGTCGATTCCCTTACGCACGATTTCGCTTTTGCTCATATTCAGGGATTCGGCGCACTTGTCCAACTTCCTGCAATATTCTTCGTCCAGTCTGACGCGGAGCATGGTGTCTTTTGGGTTTTCTACCTTTGGCCTACCAGTCTTAGGCGACATCTAAATCACCTCTCTTTTTCTGTCGCTACAAGTATTATATATTTGTTGCTACAAAATGTCAAGAGCTTTTCTAAAATATTTATAGTTCTCAAAAATCAAGCGCTCACGCGGTGTAATGCCGTGTGGGCGCTTTTCTTTTTTGTCCTTCGTTATACCTTCGTTGACTCTCCGCTTTTGTGGATGTGATAGACTGGTCACAGCAAGGAGGGATAAAAATGCCGTTCAACTACGATCCGTATACCGGCGAGCCACTGAGTCAGCGGTCAAGCTATCCTTGGGGATGGAATCCCCCGAAACCGCCTCAGCAGATACCTCAGACCTCTCCGCAAGAGCCGTCAACGCCGTGGACGATGGTGCCCAGCTTGGCAGACGTGGACAAAGTCGGCGTGCAGCCGGGTGAAACGAAGTGGATCATGGTCCAGTCCGACCCTGTTTTTGCGGTAAAGACCGCAAACGCTATGGGGTATGCACCCGCCGAGTATTACCGCTTTGAGCAAATCGATCCCATGACGCTGGCCCAGCCCATGGCAGTCTCACCTCTTACGCGACAGGATGTGGAGAGCATCGTGGACGCCAAAGCGGCAGAGCTGATAAAGCAGTACGCCGCTATGATCCCGGCCCCGTCCAACCAACAAGCCGTAGTGCCTGCAAAAGCTAAAAAGGAGGCCAGTGTATGAGCAACCCTTTGATGAACCGCTTCGTCCCCCAGAATGCCTCTCGGCAGAGCTCCGGTCTGATACAGCGGCTCCCCAACGCGGTCAGACAGGCCTCTCAGATGATGGCCGTTTTGAAAGCAGCACAAGACCCTCAGGGCGCATTTATGGATTACTGCAAAAAGTCCGGTGCTTTTGAGGGGTACACCGGCCCGCAGGACGCCGAAAGCATGACCCGATGGTTGTGCGATAAAAATGGCATTCCGGTGGACAGCATCCTCAGCATGATCCAGAGTCCCGGTGCACAGGGGCTTGGAAATACACTCTCTAAATTTTTGAAAGGTGGTTAAAAAATATGGCAATGGATGAGACTATGGGCTTCGGAGGCAGCGGCATCTGGGTCTTCGGTCTGCTGGTTCTTCTGGCTCTTCTTCTCGGTGGCAATGGCAACGGCCTTTTCGGCGGCAATCGCGGCCCGGCGTTCCCGCCTAACGTGGCCACTTCCGGCGACGTTCAGCGGGCAACCGACTTCGCCGCGCTGGAGCGGCAGAATAACGAGGGCGTCGCCGCGACCCGTCAGGGCGTTTATGACGTCGCTGCTGCCGTGAAGGACGGCAATTACAATATCCTCGGCGAGCTGCGCGATCTGGAGTCTGCTTCCAACGCAGGCTTTGCGCAGCAGCAGATCTGCTGCTGCGAGACCAACCGCAATATCGACTCTGTCCGCTACGACATGAGCAACTTTGCGGCCCAGATCAAGGAGAGTCAGAGCGCGGGCGTTCAGAAGATTCTCGACCAGCTGGCCGCGAACCGGTACGGCGACCTTGAGCGTGCCTACAACCAGCAGGCTATGCAGCTTGCACTGTGCGGCATCCCCAAGGCTTCTCCGTATGGCTATCAGCTGGCCCCCGCATGGAGTCCTGCTCCCGGCTACGGCCCCGGCCCCGGCCCGTATTGGTGCAATGCAGCCTGATGCATAGCTTCTTATCGCTTTAGCAGCGCACGACCCCCACGGCAAGCGCTGTGGGGGACTTTATTTTAGAAGAAAGGATCTTTATTATGGCAAACTGCTCTTTGAAGAACCCGCACTATAAGAGCGCGGTCGAGACGTACAATACTGCAACTCAGACCCTCACTACCACTCCGTCTCCTCTGGGCCTCACTGGAACCGTCCTTACGGATACCGGAGTCTCTCTGAGCCCTGAGCAGGCCGCAATCAAAATCAACAACAGCGGCTTGTATAAGGCTACCGCAAATGTTCAGGCGCTCGCCACCGCTGCGGGCAGCGTTGTGATCGCGCTGTACATGGACGGCGTTTTGCTCCCCGAGACCCAGCGAACCACTACGGCAGCAGCCGATAGCACCGTCTCCATCACCTCCGATATGCTCCGCAGCGTGCAGTGCTGCTGCAACACACATACCTTGCAGCTGTACGGCTGGGTCACTGGATCCGCTGCGGCAAGTGTGAGCTTTGCGCAGCTGGCAGTCGTCAAGGAGGCCGGACGAGCATGATGAAGCACGACTTCTCCGCGCTTGAGAAGCGGCTGTGCACCGAGCTGGAAGAGATTCAGCCTAGCGAGAAAGAGAGCTTTGGCCGCAGCCGGCTTGACGACACTTTCAAGCTCGTCTACAGCATCAAAGGACTCCGCTCTATGGCGTCTCCCCTTAACGACACCCCAGCCACCACACGCTCCGAAGAGCCTTTCTCTGATGCTAGCGAGGAGCACCTTACGATGGATCAGGCTAGAGACTGGCTCAGTAAGATGAAGAACGCCGACGGTACTACCGGTGCACGCTGGAGCTTTGAGGCCGCTTCTCGCCTGATGACGCAAAGAGGCATCAGCTGTGACCCGATAGACTTTTGGGTCACGCTCAATATGATGTACAGTGACTACAGTAAAGTGGCCAAGGCGTACAGCTCTGATAATCCCAATTTCTACTCCGATATGGCGGCGGCTTTCCTCACTGATGAGGACGCCGTAGAGGATAAGCTTGTGCAGTACTGGGAGCACATTCCGAAAGAATATTGAAACTTACTACTTTCTTACTACTTTTCATTTCCATTTATCTGCATTTATAAGCTAGTATTTGCGAGTATTTGCACGTCACGAAACATCGAAAAACCCGTATGGACACTGAATCTTCCAGTGCCCATGCGGGTTTCGACTTTGGTGCGAGGGAGGGGATTTGAACCCCCTATTCTTGCTCGATTCTACGTTGATTTTTTCGAAATTACTACTCAATTACTACTTTGCTCTTTTTCTTCCAAATATTTATCGAGAAGCGCCGTATACTTCAAATCCTCTTCCTCACGAAGCTGCTGATAGATTCTTCTCGTGGTCATAATGTCGGCGTGTCCCATCAGTTTCTGCGCCACCTTATCCGGCACACCTGCATAGAAAAGATTTGACGCATAAAGGTGCCGGAACTGGTGCGCCGTGACCAGCGCCTTCCACTTGTAATAGACTCTGTACTCGTCCGGATGCCCCTTTTTCTTCGTTCGTTTTTTCTGCTTGACGCTCAACCCCAGCGGACGGCAGTACATCGCCCACCGCCATTCGTACTGCGACGAGGTCAAGGGCTTCTTTGTTCCGGACATCACATAATCGTCTGGGTCATGCCGAGCCGCCTCTTTTTCCAGCAGCGGCCGCAGCTTCGCAAGGATCGGAATCGCTCTATAAGCTTTTTCTGTTTTCAGCTCTTCTTCGTATGGCTGGTTGCGTTCCCACGGCATCGCCTGTGAAGGGTATATCCTCCCCTTTTCAAAATCTATGTCCCGCCACCGCAGGCCGTTGGCCTCACCGATCCGCATACCCGTGTACTCAAACAGCGCCGCCCAGAAGCCGCAGCCTTCTGGGTGTGCCTCTATCAGCGCCTGTTGCTCTCTGGTCGGCTCCTTTCGCTCTGTTACTGGCATTTTCTTCGGAAGCGCTGCCGTCCTCACCGGGTTTCCTGTACCGTGCATATAGTTGCACCAGTAGGAAAACACACAGCTTATCACCGACCTTGCATTCAGAGCGGTCTTTTTGGCTTTTCCTTCTGCGCTCAGATGATCCAGATAGTCACGGACTCGCTGCGCATCGATGTCCTCCATCAGCTCATCGCCAAAGAATATTTTCGTCGGGTTCAGATGCTTACGGTAAGACGCCACGGTGCCGCGCTTGACCGGTTTGCTGGGCGATGTGATATAAGCTTCATACGCCTCCGCAGCCTCCTTGTAGGTCACTGCGCTGGCTCGAGGCTTCTTTTTATGCGTTTCTTCCCAGTTCTGCAAAGCATCACGGTATTTGTTCTCTGCTTCCGTAAAGGTCGAGCCATAAAAGACCTTATACTTGCCATCTGGCATTTTTCGCTTACACTGGGAAAGCCCGTCGGCACGCTGCCCCTTTCGTTTTCTCGGCATCCCTTACACCTCCCGTTTGATGCTATACGCTTGCTGTTCCGCAATCGCTGCGGCCTTGCCGCTGCTGTGGGCCTGCCGCAAGATCGGCATTTTCGGCTGGAGGCCGTTGGGGTCTGGGTCTGCGCCCCGAGCGTGGGCCACCTCGTAGTCGCTGATGATGGTGCCGCAGTGAGAGACGCGGCTGTCCAGCGGACAGTGCAGATTTGCGAGGATCTCAGTGAGCACGCCGACGTGGTCAGAGCCGTGGTCTCCATAGCGGATATACAGCAGTGCGTCCACCTCGTAGGAGGTGGCCTCATCTATGGCCTCATGGAGCAGCTGCCGCTTGTCGGCGTCGTTCTCGTCGTCCTCTAGGTGGGCCAGCAGGCCCGGGTGGATGCAGGCGTCTATAAAGCGCTCAGCCGACACTCCGCAGCAGGTGAGCCACTGCATGACGTCAGCCAGGGACGGCTCAGAGTAGCACTGCTCCCACTTGGCGACCACCTCGCGGCTTATGTGCATCCGCTCTGCAAGCTTTCGCTGGCTCAAGCCCGCATGGCTTCTGGCCAATCGCAAAGCCTCAGCAACACGATAACCAAACTCATTCATATTGTCACCTGTCGAATCCTATCAAACCGTTGGAGAGTTCTTTTTTCTTGCCATTATGTAAGTGTTTTTCCTGTTGATATTCGACTATCTCCCATGTTATAACAAATATGTCAATTTTAACCACATAGGAGGTAAAAAGAATGTACGCCACCATCAAAACCGTCCGCTATGAGCTGCCCGAAGACATGACCATCATCGACGGGATGCCTGCAAGCCGCCCTCAGAATCCCGACCGAAGCCGGAAACCGTGGGAGGGCTGAGAGATGGCATACGACAAGAAGACTGTACATACTTTACTTTCCGGCTACGCCCGGCACACCGTACTGACGCTGGTGTACTACCTTGCGCAGCACGACGTGGAGGCGGACGTATATGCCGACGCGGCCCGTATCTTGCAGCAAGCGGCTGAGGACAGGGCCGCAGGGGAAAATCCCGGGATGCACATAGAGTGCATAAACGGCAAAATGGTCGAGGTTTAAGCCTCTCCCCCGCTGTCGCCCGGCGGGGGTGTTTTTGTGTCCACTGTGGACACATTTGCCGCAAGGGCTTTGGCTTCTGCACGCTGACGCTTTACCCAATCGTTGAGGAAGAGGTAAACGTGCCGCGTTGCCTGCACATCTTGCAGTGCATCATGCGGAGTGTACTTGTATCCGGTCATCTTGGCGATGACAGAAAGCTTTACGGCGCGCTTGTTTGCTCCTTTTTGCACGTTGTAGTACTGTGTTGCCGTTTTCATCGGGTCTTTCGCCCACTTGAATTGCTTGGGGTCAACGCCGTGTCCCTTCAAGAACGATTTTTCAAAATCAGTATTATAGGCGACGATTTTGGTGGCGCGGCCCAGAATGTCCTGAACGTACTCTCTGATCTGCTCAAATGTCGGGCAGAAAGCCACGTTCTTCGGATAGATGCCGTTTATATCTGCTGCCTCCGGCCACGTTTTGACCTGCACCGGCTTGCAAAGCTGATTCATGAGGGTGTTTCCCTTGTCGTCGATGATGGCGACTTGCAGAATCTCATCATAGCTCTCAAAAAGGCCGGTCGTTTCAAAATCCAGAACCACGAATTTATAGTGGGCGCTTTGAGCTTCACGCTCTTCCTGCTGAGTTTTGAGCGCGGCCAGATAGTCGTCTGGATACAAGCCGTTCTCCGGCTCTTTCACTTCTTCCAGCCACCAAGGATTTTCTTTGAGCCATTCTTCCTCTTCTTCCTTTCGCCATTCCTTTTCATCTTCTTCCCAATCGTCCTCTTCATCCGGGCCGAACCCGTCCGAGTCGTCGTCATCTTCCTCTTTCGCCGCACGCCCGGCGGGGGCGCTCTTGACCGGCTGCGCGGCCTTGGCGGGTCTTGCTTTAGGCTTCGACTTTGCCGCCATCAAAAGCACCCAAGCAATAATGACAAGAATAATCAGAATCCCCATAATTCTATTTTTCTCCTCGACTATTTAGAAATGCATCGAAAATCTTGCTTTTTTGCACGATTTTCTTACTATTTCCCTCTTTCCTATTGATTTTTCTTCCTGTTAGTTGTAAGATAAAACCACGCAATACAACAAAAAGGAGTGTTCTGAATGACTGACAAAGAATTTCTCGAAAAATTATGGAAACACCGCGAGCTGTGGCCTGAGTTCAAAAGACTCCTGAAGTTTTATTCATCCAACAGCTCCAAAAACACCGACTCGGACAAGACCTGAAGGTCTGCACCCTTCAAGATAAGCTCCTCAGCCTTCTTCTGCTTAGAACTCTTGCCATCCTTCACAGTAGGATTATACTCATTGCTGCCCATGATGAGATAGTTGGTTTTCTTCGTCACTCTATCTGCACAGATGCCGCCCAGATTCACCACGATCTGAGCGGCTTCTTTGCGTGTAAACGCCTCAAGCTTACCCGTAAAGACGCACTCTTTGCCGTACAGAGGGTTCAACGGATTTGCCAAATCGGGCGAGGACGCCACAATGTCGGCCACGCGGGAGCCAGATTTGTTCGGATGGCTGAGGTGATACTTCTTGACGGCGTTAATATCGATCTGCTTTTTCTGCGCGTCTGCTTCCAGCGCGGCCATGACGGCGGCAGTGGTGCGGCAGTCGGCGAGGGCACGGTGCGCGACCGGCTGAGGGATGCTGTAGAACTGGGCAAGATCGCTCAGGCGATGGTGCTCTAACTCTGCGCAGATACGGCGACCCAGACGAAGGCTGTCTACAAAGTCATTTTTCAGCGGGCCACAGCCACAGCGGACGAGGGCGTCATACAAAAAGTTGACGTCAAAGCTCACGTTGTGCCCGACAAGCATATCATCCTGCACAAAATCCCGGAAGTCCGCCATAATGTCGGCTTCAACAGGCGCGCCTTTCAACTCTTCGTTGGTAATGCCCGTCAGCTCCACGATAAAGTCAGGAATGATCTCGCCGGGATTGAGGAGCGTTTCAAAGTGGGCGACTTCTTTGCCGCTGCGCATTCTGACGGCAGCAATTTCCAACATGACATCGAAATGTGGATCCCAGCCGGTGGTTTCAACGTCGATAACGGTATAGTCTTTGGGGAAATCCAGCAGGCTCTGCCCTTTTTCAGGTCTCTTCATGATTGTCCTCCAGCATATCGAGCATTCCTTTCAGGTGCTCTTTTATGATTTTTCGCTGCGCATCCGGTCGGTTCTTCCACTCTTCCATGAGAGCAGCCATTTCCTTGTCTTCGATCCCGCCCTGCCCGGCGGGGTTTTCTTCTTTCATCAGCTCCTCCACCGTGATGCCGAAGTAGTCCGCAATCTTCTTGCGATTTTTCACCTGCGGCAACGCACCAGTTTTCCATCTTGAAGCCATAGACTTATCAAAGCCCAATTCCTCGGCAACAATAGATGGATTTTTTTGAATCTTCGTGCACTGTCGCTCGAAATTCTCGTAAAACAAATTTATCTCCTTTCCTTTGTGCAAATTGCCAAAAATCACAAACACTCATATTTCCACTTGCGATATGAGTAAATGTGAGTTATAATGAAGATGTTCCCAGAGAGTTCTTACCTTCCTCTCTGAGAGCCGGAATCAACAAAACCTCCTCGTGTGCAAACTGCTGGCGACTTTGTGATTCCCCATTTGATAAGTGCCTTTTGCGCGGAGCACTTGAGCCTCGGCTGTCTGCTTGCAGCCCGGCTCGAATGCATTGCCAAGCATAAAAGATGTGATTTGATTCCGCAATGTCATTTTACACCTTTTCTCACCGCTTGGCAATGCTTTTAGCGCATCGTTTGGAACATTTAACAAGGCGGTGAAGACATGGCACGAAACAAGCGCGTCCTTTCGGACGATTTTCGGGCATGGAAGGGCGAAGCCACAAAGCTCAAGGTGCAGCGCGGTTGGACAAACCGCGATCTGGCCCTGCGGGCCGGGCTGTCGCTCTCTCAGGTCAATAACTACATGGCGGGGAGCTACCCCAACGACTACCCCAGAGAGCCTATCGAGCGGGCACTGGGGATGAGGTGACGAGCATGGAGAGGATCGCAATTTTCAACTGCTTTATGTGCTTCGTGTCCGGTGCGTGTCTCACGGCGCTTTTTCTGGCGTGCTGCCGCAATCGTGACAAGCGCGTGCTGACCGGCTGGGCGGCCTATCTGGCCATCGTTCTGGTTTTGGCTTATAGAGTAGGAGGTGCGCTTATCTTATGAGCGGTATATCTTTCATCATCGCCGACTTCTTGCAGATGACCGGCAGCAACCCGTGGCAGGCCCAGTGCATCGAGACGGTGACGCTCCTGTTCTTCATCACGCCCATCGTCGCGGGCCTGCCGCTGGCGCTGGTGGAGTGGGACAAGTACAAGCGGGCCGAAAACGCCCGCATCCGCGCTGCAAAGCGCCGGCGCATGGAAAGGACGGCACGCTGATGGGCATTCCTGCAAAAGAAAGATCCTGCAATCTCTGCGGTGTGGCCGTCCCCAAGGGTCGCAAGTACTGCCCTGAGTGCCTCAAGCAGGTGCGCAAGATGAACGCCGAGGAGCACAACAAGAAGCTCAAGGCCCAGTATGAGGAAAAGAAAAAGCAGGCCCTGCCGCAGGGCAGCAGCATCCATGATGTGTGCGCCCGGGCACAGGCATATGGCCGCACCTACGGCCAGCAGGTGGCGTTTGAGCGCCGACAGAAGGAGCTGAGAGAGCGTGGCGAAACCTAGATGCGAGGCGTGGCACGACGCCTACAGCGCCATTTTTGGCGAGACCAAGTGCATCCGGCTGACCGTAGATCAGGTGTCCGGATATATGGGCGTCCCCAAGCGTGACGTCTGCAAGCGCTACCCTGACGGCTGGAGCAACAACGGTGCCGGTGATGGCCGAGGCAAGCGTATCCGGCTCGATACCCTGCTGGATCAGGAGTATGGGGTGTACTGAGAGGAGCTATGACATGAGAGAGACCATGCATGATAAAGTATGCCAACTCATTGGCAAGTATCAAGCGGAGGAGGCTTTCCACCGAGAGAAAGCTGACTCTATTCAGCCCTCGAACTGTCCCAGCACAGACGCCGTCAAGGCTGAGTGCTTTCGAGTTTTCCTGAAAGACCTCGAGGGCCTGCTGGATGGAGAGTAACCGATGCCACACCAATGGCGGCAGGTGGGTAAATAAGAGCCGCTGCCAGCGCAGAAGCGCAAGTTTATACATACAAAAATGGAGGTATTTACAAAATGGCATCTGACAAAATCACCGTTGATGGCGTGGAGTACATCCGCGCCGACTCTATCGCTCCGTCCCCTGCTGCCGATCTGGACGGTATGCCGTACTGCATGGTGCGCACTTACAGTGCAGGCGTCTTTGCAGGATACGTCGAAAGCCGTGATGGCAAAGAGATCACGCTGCGCAAGGCCCGGCGTATGTGGTACTGGGATGGTGCTGCAAGCCTGTCTCAGCTCGCCACCGACGGCACCAGCAAGCCGGAGGAATGCAAATTCCCCTGCGAAGTCGATCGCGTGACGCTTATCGAGGCCATCGAGATCATCCCCATTACCGATAAAGCCAAGAAGAGCATCGAGGGGGTGCCGGTATGGCGCGAGTAATCGGCTCCGGCTCCGGCTACGGCGACGGCTACGGCGACGGCTACGGCTACGGCTACGGCTACGGCTACGGCTACGGCTACGGCTCCGGCTCCGGCTCCGGCTCCGGCTCCGGCGACGGCTCCGGCTCCGGCTCCGGCTCCGGCTCCGGCTCCGGCTCCGGCTCCGGCTAAAAAGCGACCATTCCGATAGCGGCAGGAATCAAAATAAAAGCCGCTGCCAGCGCAGAAGCGCAAAGTCAAGACAGAAAGGAATGAGGATATGGCAGCAGTGAAACCGGCATCCGGACGGCGAGGGTCGTCTCAGGGGGCAAAGAAAGCCTCTGACGGCTTTTGCCTCCCGCTCATCACTTTTCCCGTCAATCAACCGAAAGTCCCGGAAATCAAGCCTGAGCAGTGCGTCGTGCGCTGTATCGGTGCATCTGCTGACGGCGTGCGCGTCGTCATACTCCCGCGCGAGGTCGTCGTCCGGGATATGCTCAACCAGACCTACGGCCCCGGCGGGTGGGGCGACACGTTTTATCACTCCGGCAGCTGGTGGAGATGCCAGATCGAGGTCTTCTTCCCCAGCATCAACCAGTACGTCCGAAAAGACGCCGGGCCTTTGGCCTTGCCCACTGCGGATGTTGACCGGATGCAGGAGAACACGAGCTTTCTCCGTGCCGCTGCCAAGTGGGGCTTTGCTGAGGACGTCATGGAGCTTGGCCCCATCGCCCTCAAGGCCGAGCAGGTGCCGGTGATGAAGAGCGAGAAGGGCAAATACTACCCCGCCATGAAAATTTCTGTGGACAAATTCGCCCGGGCTGAGGATGGGCATATCTGCATGGTGCAGTTTTCTCTTTCCGATGGAAAGAAAGTCTTATGGGACGAAAAAGCATAATTGGGCAGCTGCCCGTGGTGTATGACCCGGCCCGGCGGGCTTTCGGCGTGGAAAACTCTGCGGATTTTGTGAAAACACAGATCCGTCAGAAGCTGGATGAGCTGGCACACGGAAGGCCGCTGCGCCTGACGGTCACTTTTGAGCCGGAGCGCAAGGCTCGCAGTCTCAGCCAGAATCGTATGATGTGGGCGCTGCTCACCATCATGGCCGACACCTACAACGCAGGCCGTGCGGGCGGCATGAGTCCTGAGGACTGCTATGTGCAGATGCTGGACGAGTACGGCGTGGACTTCGATTTTTTGGAGGTTCCCGTGGGGGCCGTCCCGATTCTGCGCACCGCATACAAGCTGGTACACGTCGTGGAGCTGCTGGATGATGACCGCTGTACTGTCAAGTGCATGAGAGGCTCCAGCGGCTTTACCACGTCCCAGATGACCAAATTTATCGACGGGATATTTGACCGGCTGGCCGAGATGGGCGTCAATGACCCCAATGTGACGGCCTACTGGCAGGAATGGTAGGAGGTGCCGAAAAATGAAAACTAAGCGTTTGAAGAAGCTTATGATGGGTCTTGGCCTGTCCCGAAATCAGGTCAATGCTATTGTGGCCGAGCAGCGGGCCGAAGGATCAAAAAAAGTAAGCAATTATCTTTACTGGATCATCTTCAGAAATCGAGTGCGGCATATCGAGCCGGAACTTTTTCCCTATCTGGGCGGCTTTGTGCTGCGCTGACGGGGGCGATAAAATGAGCTTGAGTATCATGCAGGGCCGCAAGGCCTGCTACATCTGCCGGACGAAGTATCTTGTCTGGACGACCGAGGGGTTGGAAGAGCACCATGTGCTCAATGGGCCGCTGCGGGACTTTTCGGAGCGGTACGGCCTCAAGGTTTGGCTCTGCCACCGGCACCACAACGAGCCGCCTGAGGGCGTCCACCACAACGCCGAGACGATGCATTGGCTCAAAGGTGAGGCCCAAAAGACGTTCGAGTGGCTTTACGGACACGACCGTTGGATGAAAGAAGTCGGAAAGGATTACTTGGATGATTAACGTAGTAGCCATCATGGGGCGGCTCGTTGCCGACCCTGAGCTTAAAACTACCCCGGCGGGTATCAATGTCTGCACCTTCCGCATCGCGTGCGACCGCAGCTTTGCGCAGCAGGGCCAGCAGCGGCAGGCCGATTTTATCGACGTTGTTGCGTGGCGGCATAATGCAGACTTTTTGTGCAAGCATTTCGCAAAGGGCAGCATGGTGGCCGTGCAGGGCCGTCTCCAGACCCGGCAGTATCAGGACAGAAACGGCAACAACCGCACTGCCGTGGAGATCGTGGCGGAAAGTCTGAGCTTTGCAGGCTCAAGCAAGAAGTCCGGCGGGCAGGTCGTAGATGATGGCGGCGAAGCACCGCCCAGCAGCCGCTCTGACCCGGCACCGGGTTATTCGCAGGGCAGCGCAGAGGACTTCGAGGTCATCGAAGACAACGACGATCTGCCGTTTTGAGGGGGGGGGTAACGTGTGAGCAGTAAAAAGAAGAAATTCACCAACTACATCGTGATCCAGCCTTGGATGTTCAAAAACCTCAAGCTCTCTGTGAACGAAGCTTTGGTCTTTGCCATCATCTACGGCTTTTCGCAGGATAACCAAAGCTGGTATCGCGGCGGCTCCTACTACATCGAGCAGACCACACCTCTTACCCAGCGCACCGCAAAGACGCACCTTGCCACTCTCGAAAGCCTCGGCGTTGTCGAGATGCAAAAAGAGACCATCAATGGCGTCGTCCACAACATTTACCGCGCTGTGCCGGACGTCGAAGAGCTGGTTATCCCGGACAGAACAGCCCCGGGGAAACCCACTGCCGACCCGGGAAAAAATTTCACCAGTGAAAATTTTTCACCGGTGAAAAAAATGTTGCCAGACCCGTGCAAAGTTTTCCCTCAGACCCGTGAAAAGTTTTCACGGAAGAAATCTAATAGAAATCTATTAGAGAAATCTATCTATCTGCGCGATGCGCAGAAAACGGATGGATTGATGGACGAGAGCACGGATTTTGATGCTCTGCGGGAACGCTTCCGGAAGCAGCTGAAAATCGACACTCTGGCCGAACGGTACGACCCGCAGGAGCTGGAGGAGATTCTGGACGCTGTGGTGGAGCTGTACAGCTGCCCGTATGAACACCAGCAGGTCGGCCAGCAAGTCCAGAGCACCGCGTCCATCCGCAAAGTGCTGGATGCCTATGAGAGCCGACACGTCGAGTATGTCATGGAGAGCCTTCACAATACCACACGGCCTATCAAGAATATCCGCAGCTATCTGCGGGTGACTATCCTGAGAGCGCCGACCACCATCAGGCATTACTACAAAGCTCAGAGTCAGGCAGCTGAGGCCAGCACCCAGCAGGATCCTCCGAACGATCTGATTGAGCGGGCAGCGCGAAGAGTCAAGCTAAAGCGAGGCGACAGCGCATGAAAGACACGGAGACTCACGTCCAGCACTACCCTGAAGACAACCCTTGCAATCGCTGCACGGTCACATCCTGCCGAGATCGTCCGAACACTTACTTTCGCCAGTGCACAGGATGGCGCAAGTGGTTTGCCGACCGATGGCAGGGCTACCAAATCGTCGCAGAGAAAATAAAACCAAGCAGATAAGCGGAAAGAAAGGGAATCACAATGCGCAAAATGAGTAAAATTGCAATCATCAACCTCAAGGGAGGCGTAGGAAAGTCGGTCACGGCCTGCAATCTGTCCTGTATCCTCGCTGAGAAGCACGCCCGGCGGGTACTGGTGATGGATCTGGATAAGCAGGCCAACACCACCAAGTTTTTCCGGTGCTTCGACCCTGAGAAAAAGAGCATGGCCGACGTGCTTACGATGGATGTCGTACTGGATAAGATCATCTGCCACAAGGACATTTTTGGCGTCGATGTCGCCCCGTCCTGCATGAGGATGAGCCTTGCAAACAAACTTGTCATGCTTGAGGCCGGAAGACCCCAGCACAACCGCATCGCCAATGCTCTGACGCCATTCGAGGACATCTATGACTACTGCATCATGGACTGCCCGCCAGACATTGACATCGCCACCATCAACGCTCTGGTCTGCGCCGACTGGCTCATCATCCCGATGGACTGCGGAGAGTGGGCAATGGACGGCCTCAAGGAGATCCTTGCTCAGGCGCAGGATGTCAAGCAGAACTACAACCCCAGCCTTGAAGTCATGTGCGTACTGCCGACCATGTATCGGCGTACACGGTACGGCGCAAAGGCCATTGACGCGCTGATCCAGAGCAAGCTCCCGGCTTTTCGTCAGGAAAACGGAGGGTTGCTGCGCATCAATGCCTGCGCAGCGGTGCAGGAGGCAGTCAGCCTCCATATGCCGCTGTGTGACTACAGCCCCAAGTGTAAGGCGACTGAGCAGTATCTGGAGCTGGCACGCAAGGTGATTGAGAAGACGGAGGAATGAGCGATGGGTGAGGTAAGACTGATTGATGCAAATAACTTGAAATTTATTCTCAAGACCGGTGTGGAGCAAGGGATAATCAAGTCCCTGCGAGATGTGGAAGATTTCATTGATGAAATGACGGTCTATGACGAAGAAATGCTGTATCCCCGGTGGAAAAACCCAGATACAAACCCGCCCAAACCGGAGATGGAAGTTCTGATTTTGTACTGCTATGGGACAGGGTATGGGGTAACAACAGCTTTTTACGAAGACGGGACCATTTTACAGCACGAAAGCGCCTTTTGCTTTGAAGACATTGAGGAGTGGGGCACATACGACGAAGAAAACGATGAGTACAGGATTCCGAAGGGCTGGTGGGAAAATCGCCACTATTGCCCAGATGATGTGCCCGATTATCAGGTGGATGACACGGTAGTGGGATGGATGCCTCTTCCCAATAAGCCGAAGGGGGTAGCATGATGAGCGCAGGTCTGATGATAAGCGACCTTCTGAGTATAAAGCCTCAGGAATCCAGCCCGGCGGGGCAGATGAAGATGCTGCCGATCGAGTACATCATGCCCAACCCGGACAATAAAATTTACATCGTGGGCAACCTCGACGGCCTCAAAGAGGACATTCGCCTGCACGGTGTACGTCAGCCGCTTGAGGTCATCCGGTGGGCAAATGGCTACAAACTCATCGGCGGCGAGCGGCGGCTTACAGCTTGTAAGCAGCTGAAGGAAGAGGGGGACGACCGCTTCTCTTCCCTGCCCTGCATCATCGTGGAGAGCAAGGGCGAAGTTGACGACAAGATCGCGCTCATCACGGCCAACGCGACCGCCCGGGAATTGACCGACGGCGAGCGGCTGGCGCAGTACGAGGCACTCAAAGAGGCGTTGACCCGGAAAAAGAAAGACGGCCAGTTAGAAGGCAAAGTAAGGGACGAGGTTTGCCGGATACTGGGACTAAGCGCCGGTGCGGCGGCAAGGCTGAACGTCATCGCCTCCTGTCAAAACGAGCTTATCAAAGAGAGGTTGATGTCTGGCGAGATAGGTTTGATGCAGGCATATCAAGCAGCACAAGATTATACGCGCTTTGCTGAGGCAAACGCCGAAGAGCTTGAGGCTCAAAAAGCACAAAACAATAAAGCTCCGGTAACGGTTTCGGAAAGCTCTGAATATCCTGAGTGGGTAATCCAGGCGGCAAAAGAAGTTTGTGAGGAGGACTTTGTTAAAACAGCGGCAGCGTTTACCGCAAAAGACCTTGCGGCAAACGTGGGAAGCCTCTGCGGAAAGAGCTTAAAAACCGGCTATGTTGCTTTTGAGCGTAGTGGACTGAGATTTTGGGGCAAAGCCGAAGAGAGCAAGTATACTTTTACATGGGCAAAGTTTGTAAAATTTTGCATTGAGCAAGGGATCGCCACAAAACCGTCAACTACACCTGCCGCGTCATTGCCCCAAAAGACACCCGCAGCACCTGAGCCTCGTGGGCACGATACACTGCTCAAGCTGGCATCAAAGACTCTGGATGGTCAGTGGGAGCTTAATCTTGAAGAACCCATCTTTAAGCTGAGCTACTACACCCAGCAGCTCCCCGGCGGGGCAACGCTTTGGAAACAAGTAGACGTCACCCGGGAAGAAGCCGGAAGAGCCAGCACGACCCGCTATGCGATTACCTTACAAGACCATAGCTTTTTTACCTGTGGATGGCTATTGCGCTTGGATGTCACGCAGGAACTGGTGAAATATTTTGAACTGAAATAACCTCGAGGAGGGCAAAGGATGAAACCGCGAGAATTTAGACAGCTGTATGCGATTCCCTATGACATCAAGGCCCGGAAGCGGCTTATCCAGAAGCTGGAAGAAAAGCAGGCTCAAGGCCCTGAGATCGTCGCAGACGTTGTCAAGTCTTCTCGCGGGGACGGGAATGCCTGTATCATCGGCCACACCACGGTGCGCGGCACGGCTGACAACGCTTACGCACAGAGGGAGACTGAAATCAAAAAGCTCAAAGAGAAAAACGCAAAGCTCGAAGCAGCGTATCTCGAAGGACTGCATATCGTCGAGACCTGCGAAGATGTCATACTAAGAGCGGCCATCTCCGGTATCTGCATCTTAGGGAAGAAGCCGCAGGATGTGGCTGTTGAGCTGATGGAGATGGGCTGCGATATGGATGCCGACGCCATTCGGCGAAGAGTCGATAGATGGGTGGAGCGGAACGTGAGGTGATGTTTTCATGACTACAGCCGAAAAAGTTGTTGTCTCCGCATACACGGGATACTTGATGTGCGATTTTTATTTTGTGCATCAATATATCGAAAAGGTTATGGGACGCCCGGTTTATACCCACGAAATGGGAACGGACGATTTCGACAAAGCTCTTCGAGAAAAAGTAAAGCCGGATTTCCTCAAAATTTGCAAAGGCGAAGAAGTGCACTTGCATTTGAGAAATAAAAAAGAAAGATGATTCTATAACCTAACTGGCGGCTGACTCCGATGCTGGAATCAGCCGCTTTTATTTTGTCCGAAATGTCCGGATTGTCCGAAATGTCCGGATTGTCCGAAATGTCCGGATTGTCCGAAAAAACTGTGCTATTATCATACTGCGGGCATCAGAAGTCCGCACTACAAATCTTTTGACCCGGCGGGTGTCCACTGTGGACACCTTTTTCTTTTTGCCGTTTTAGCTCAGTTGGCTAGAGCAACCGCCTTGTAAGCGGTGGACCGCAGGTTCGAGACCTGCAAGCGGCACTAATGCAAAGGGGCTGACATGGCTAAAGAGTTCGCCAAAGGATTTTACAGGAGCAAGGCGTGGCAGCACTGCCGCGCAGCATATGCGGCCAGCGTGGGCGGGCTGTGCGAGCGCTGCTTTCGCAACGGCATCGTTACGGCGGGCGAGATCGTCCATCACAAGATCCATGTCACGCCTGAGACCATCAATGACCCGCAGGTGCTTCTGGACTGGAGTAACCTCGAGCTGGTCTGCCGCGAGTGTCACCGGGCACTGCATGAAGAGCAGCTCCGTAAAGGCTTTGACCCTGCAAAACGGCGCTTTTCGGTGGGAGAAGACGGAAAAATCTCCGCAAAATGACCCGGGACGCCCCCCTATCGCTGGAAAATCTTGGAGCTTAGGAGACAG